TTTGGTTCTACAATAACGGTGATCCTACATACATAACCGGTAGGCACTACATGATGCTCCAGTGGAGCAAGATGGATATTGGATATCCAAACTACCTAGAGTTTCAGTCTAAGATCTTCACGCACTTCGCTGCCTGTGAGGCGGACCCCAGATGCCTAGGTCAGATCTACGCCAAGTGTCGTCGTTCTGGGTACACAAACATATCCAGTGCTGTTCTGGTGGATGAGGGCACGCAGGTTAAGGACAAGCTCTTGGGTGTCCAGAGCAAGACCGGTAAAGATGCGCAGGAAAACATCTTCATGAAGAAGATCGTCACCATGTTCAGGAGCTACCCGTTCTTCTTTAAGCCCATCCAAGATGGTACGACCAACCCGCGTATGGAGCTGGCGTTCCGGGAACCATCCAAGCGTATCACCAAGAATAACAAGACGTCTAACGTCGGCGAGGCGCTCAATACAATCATCAACTGGAAGAACACTACCAACAACGCATATGACGGTGAGAAGCTGCACATCCTGTACTTGGATGAGGCGGGCAAGTGGGAGAAGCCCACAGACATACGTGAGGCGTGGCGTATTGAACGTACGTGTCTCATTGTAGGGCGTAGGATAGTTGGTAAGGCGATCGTTGGCTCTACAGTAAATCCTTTGGACAAGGGAGGCAAGGAGTTCCGGGATCTATACTATGACTCCAACCCTAGTGAGCGCAACAGCAACGGACGTACGCGCTCCGGACTGTACCAATTATTCGTACCCGCATACGAAGCGCTAGAAGGGTTCTTTGACAAGTACGGAAACCCAATTGTAGAAGATCCCAAGCAACCTATTGAAAGTCTTGATGGGGACATCCTAGACATCGGCGCTAAGACCTACCTAAAGAACGAACGCGATGCCTTAATGAAGGATCCGTACGAACTTAACGAGGTGATCCGTCAGTTCCCATTTACTCCGGACGAAGCATTCCGTGATTCTACCAAGTCCAGCATCTTTAACGTGGCGAAGATCTACGAACAGATTTCACACAACCAAGAGCTGTATCCCAATCCTGTCGTCAGGGGCAACTTCGTATGGGACAACGGCATCGTTGACGGGAGCGTTATCTTCAGTCCAGATCCAAATGGTAGATGGTACATATCATGGCTTCCGCCTAAAGAGAGGCAGAATAGGTACGTAATTAAGTACAACAAGAAGAGCCCCCCGGAGGACGCCATTGGCTGTGGAGGAGTTGACTCCTATGACCTTGATGCTACCGTAGATGGGCGCGGATCTAAAGGGGCGTGCCACTTCTTCAATAAGTTCAACATGAACTTCCCCTCCAATATGTTCGTCGCTGAGTACGCTAGCCGTCCTCCCATGGCGAAGATATTCTACGAGGACGTTCTGATGGCAGCTGTGTTCTATGGGTATCCCATCCTGATAGAGAACAACAAGTACGGGATCGCTCGTTACTTTGAGCAGCGAGGGTATGATAACTTCTTGATGGACAGACCGGACCACCTAAAGACTTCAACTGTTGGTTCAAAGACAAAGGGCATACCATCTAACTCTCAGGACATTATACATTCTCACGCTCAAGCTATTGAAGCGTACATCCATAACCACGTGGGATACAATCCCGAAACTGGCGAGATGGGTAAGATGTATCTTAGCAGAACCTTAGAGGATTGGATTGGATACCGCATAGACGATCGTACAAAGTTTGACTTAACCATTAGCTCTGGTCTGGCTCTGTTGGCTGCTCAAAAGTACAAGGAGGAAAAACCTAAAACAGACTTCAGCGCCAAAAAGTTCTTTCGTACGTTTAAATCTATAGAGCGTTAAAAGCCCCTTTGCATAATTGCTATATTTGCATAATAGAAATATAGCCCTTATTATGCATGAATCTATAAATGAAAGGGAGAACTACGGAAACTTTCCGAATCCCCTAGCTGACGCCGTCGTAAAGATGAGCAAGGCTTATGGGCTTAAATATGCTAAAGCCATTGAGAAGCAATGGGGCTCTGCGGATGACGAAGGTTCTATTTATCGCCGGAGGCTAAAGCAGTTTGAGCTCAACCGAGACTATGCTAATGGCACACAGGATACGACCATCTACAAGAAGATCTTAACTTCTTTAGATCCAAATAATGGTGACGGTTCATTGTTGAACCTTGACTGGACTCCAGTGCCCATTGTCCCCAAGTTCGTAAAGATCGTAGTTAACAAAATCCTTTCACGCGAGCCATACCCAAAGGTTGAGGCTATTGATCCTGTATCCATGATGGAGAAGGAGCGTGAGCGCGACAAGATCAAAAGACGTATCCAAAACAAAGAGCTGCACAAGAAAGCCAAAGACATGGGCTTAGGTGCTGACTTTGATATTGACAGCCTTCCAGAGACGGAGGACGAGGCAGACATCTTCATGAATGCCAACCTAAAGACAGCTGCTGAATCTGTAGCTCAGCTTGCGATTAATCTTACGCTAAGCTGGAATGATTTTAACGAGAAGATTTACAGACGTTCTGTAGAAGATCTCGTAACCAACGGCATGGCTGTAGTTAAAAGAACTAACGATCCCAACTACGGCATCGTAGAGGAATATGTAGATCCTGCATATTTCATCCACAGTTACACCGAAGATCCGAACTTCTCTGATGTTGTCTATATGGGGCACATCAAGCGCATGACCATCCAAGACCTAAAGCGTAAGGCTGGCAATGAGTTCTCCGAGGAGGAGTTTGAAAAGATCGCTAAGAGCGTACGTCATCGCTACAACAACAACCCGAACAAGATGACTCACAGCTACTACGATCGTAACCTAGACAAGACGTCTTACGGCTACGACGAGTATGTTGTTGAGGTGTTGGAGTTTGAGTTCCTGTCTGTTGACGAGATCTTCTTTGAGGAGAAGAATTCCCGTTTTGGTAACGTGGGTTTCTACTACAAAGGATACGAGTACAAGATGCCTACGCAGACCGTGTATGATCGCAAGCCAGTGGCGATGCGTAACACTACCGTCTATGGAGGTAATTACATTGTAGGTACGGATCATCTTTTCGCATATGGTATGCAGAAGAACCTACCTAAGAATGTCCACGACATCTCCAGAACAAGAATGTCATACAGCGTTATTGCAAACAATATGCGCCGCATGATGCCCAAGTCTATGGTCAACGGGATCATTGGATTTGCGGACCAACTACAGCTCACTCACTTAAAGATCCAGCAAGCCATTGCTAAGGCTAAACCCGACGGACTGTTGGTGGACATTGAGGGTCTTGAGAACGTGCAGCTGGGACGTGGAGGCGAGCTCCAGCCTCTAGATATCCAAGATATCTACGAGCAGACTGGTGTGTTCTATTATCGCTCCCGTAATCCAGAGGGCGGATTCCAGAATCCACCTGTTCGCCCGCTGGAGAATAACATCCGAAACATCAACGAGATGATCGGAATCTATAACCACTACTTGCGTATGATCCGTGATGCCACGGGTATCAACGAGGTAATGGACGGCACATCTCCTAAGGGAGAGCAGCTTGTAGGTGTACGAGAGCAACAGATGGCTGCCGGCAACAATGCAATCTATGACATCACCAATTCAGCCAATGTGCTGTTCCGCAAGGTGTGTGAAGACGTAGTAAAATGCTTGCAGGTATTACCCAGAGAATCAATACTTTACAACCTCTATGTTAAAGCTTTAGGTGAGAAGTCTATGGACTTACTTACGAGCTTTGAGAACCTACCTATGTACAACTTCGGTATCCGGGTTGTTAACGAGATGGGTGACAATGAGAAGGCATACCTAGAGCAGAACATCCAGATCGCTTTGGCTCAGAAAGAGATTGATCTTGAAGATGCCATTGCTATCCGTCAGCTCAAGGATGTGGATCAGGCAGAACAGCTCCTTATCGTACGTCGTAAGCGTCGTATGCGCGAGATGCAGAAACAAGCCCAGATGAACAGCCAGCTCCAAGCGCAGGCGAATGCACAAGTTGCACAAGCCACTTCCCAAGGGAAGATGCAGGAGGAACAGATGAAGGCTCAGCTAGAGGCTCAGAGAATACAGCTTGAGGGTCAGGTTAAGGCACAGCTCCTAGAGATGGAGTATCGCTTTAAGATGCAGCTCGCACAGATTGAAGGTCAGTCCCGCATTGCGGTGAAGGATCAGGAGATCGGACGCAAGGAGCAGCTTGACATTACCAAGGAAGATAGAAAAGATGAACGAGTGAAGAAGCAGGCTGTCCAGCAGTCAAAACTCATCTCCCAGCGTCAGGGTCAACGCCAAGAACTGGAGGATATGAGCGACGTGGATCCGCTAGAGGCACTCCTATAAAAGCGTAAATTTGCAATATGGCAACCATTATAAATCTAGACATTGCTTCACGAGTAGACATCACCTGTAGACGTGGTGATACTTTCGTGTTGGAGCTAACCTTCAAAGACGAGGATGGGATTGCTATTGACCTGTCGTCCGGCTACAACTGGATGATGCAGGTTCGCGAAACAGATACGTCAACTTCAGCTATGCTAGATGGTGATTCCAATGACGATAATGCAAATGATTTTGGCTTTACCGGGACAAATGCTGGTGTTTTAACAATTACGGCATCTGCGACTGTCATGGCAGCTATTTTGGGTGGTGTTTATGTATATGATCTTCAGAGCGCTCAAGGTGCAGTTGTAACCACGTGGATGTATGGAAAATTCACGATTAATGAAGACGTATCAGTATGAGTAATATAACAGTAAAATCTGGAGATACTGTAGTAATCAATCCGAAACCATCGGGGTACAACAGAACAACTGTTGCTCAACAGCCAGCAAAGAATGCAATTGATATTGCTGGATTAAAAGGTGGAGGAGATAAAAACTATATACACCTACAAAATACTCCATCATCTGTATGGACGATCACACATAATTTAAATAAGAGACCTTCTGTTGCTGTTGTTGATTCGGCAGAAGAGATTGTCTACGGAGAAGTTGAATACAATAGCGATAACCAAGTAACCCTAACCTTTGCCGGAGCCTTTAGTGGTAAGGCATACTTTAACTAATAAACGATGGCTATTAAGTATCTATCCAGTATTAACCTTAGCAAGAACGAGCTACAGAATGCCGTCATTCAAAACCTTGCTTCGGCTCCCTCAACTCCTTCTCAAGGTCAAATCTACTACAACACTACCGATGATAGAATGTATTTCTATGACGGTGCTGCGTGGGTGGATATGTCTGGTGATATCCAAGACGTACTTGGCGGTGCAGGTCTAACAGCCTCAACCTCTGCCAACGGTGATGTCATTACCCTCAACATCGGGCAGGGCACAGGTATCCAAGTAAATGCTGATACCATTGAACTGAACCACTTGGGCTTGGAGGACTTGGTTGACCCCAACGCTGACCGAATCTTATTCTGGGACGATAGCGCAGGTAAGTCCGAATGGCTGACGGCATCTACCGCCTCTGGTATTAACATCAGCGGAACAACCCTTCAGCTTGGCTCTAT